CAGCCTTTTCCGCAGCAGCCTTTTCCGCAGCAGCCTTTTCCGCAGCAGCCTTTTCCGATAGCAAAAAGCCGGAGCCGAACAAGCCTTTCCCCGACGCTTTCTGTGCGTCAAGCGCGCGGATAAAATGTGCATCTCTTTCTCTAATTTCAAGGCTTACGCCGTGAGCTGCCATATAACACAGCATCGTTGCTGTCAAAACCTCATCTGGATATGAGTATTTCGGCAGTTCTCTGTGCAACTTTTTGAGATTCTTTTTGTTCTCGTCATCCAGTATTTCTCTTAAATCAGCGGCAGCGACAATCTTATTGCCCCCCATGTTGGTAACAAACGACGTATTGACAGACGCGCCGTTTTCATACACAACTCCGCACCCGCACGCCACATAGTTTGCCGAGCCGCGCATAATTCCGAGGAGTGTAAGCGTTGGAGCGAACAGAAAGAAGTTGATTCTCTTGCTTGTGTACCACTCGCAGATTTCTGAAATAATGGAAAAAGGTGGATTGTCTATCACAACACACCCGGAAGGGTATTTCTCGCTTTTATAATCTCCGCCCGGATAAAACGGGCGCACAATCGCGGCATTGCCAATTTCGTACTTCTCAGCCACCCAATCTCTTACCGCGTCGTAGATGTTATCCGGCGTGTAGCAATCGTCCGTTGTTTTCTTCGCCTCGAACTTTTCAAGGAAAGCTTGGTAGTCCTCATCATCGTCTGAAAGCTCTCCACGCTCCATCCTTTCCCGGAACTCCTGCTCTCTTTGCTCGTTGGTCATTTCTTCAATTTCGGATTCGCCCAGTTCCGGAAAAGAAAAGTCAAAATCAAACGCCGACAAATCCAACTCCGGCAGCTCATCAGCCAGCTGGTCAAAGTCCCAGTCGCTCTCGTTGCTCTTGTTATCCACCAGACGAAGGGCGTTTACCTGCTCCGGTATCAGATCGTCCACGCAGACGCACGGTACTTCTTCCATACCCAGCTTCTTCGCCGCCAGAGCGCGGCAGTGACCGATTACGATCACGCCGTCACGGTCAATCACAATCGGCTGTACGAATCCGTACTGCTTGATGCTCTCCGCAACGTTGTTGATTTGCCGCTTATCATGCTTTTTTGCGTTTGCGGCATACGGCACAATATCCGCAAGCCGCCGTTTTGTGATTTCCATGCCATCCTCCTATTTTGCTGCCGGCCCCTGCTCCTTGGTTTTCTCGCCGATTTACTTGCTTATCGTCAAAATCAGGGATATGCAACCGTGCCTTATCCATAAGGCTTTCGCAAGCCTTTGAATCTGCCGATTGCTGTAAAAACTCTTTTGCTCTTGCGGCGTCCACAGTAAATGGCGTCTTAATTCCGTTTGCCATGGTCGCCTCCCATTTTGCTACCAGCCCCCACCCCTTGGCCTTACATAGCAGACTTTACCCACCCCGAGGGGCACATCTGGTACGGCATTGCAGTCCTGCCCTACTTTAGCACTTCAGGGAAAATCCCCGTCACTCGCTGTGGTCTCCCCTTACGGGGCACCTATGCCGTATATCTCCGCAGTGAGCCGGTCGGCGCTCCGGCATCTCCAACAATGCGAGTATTTACGGTCTCGCTTCCGGGCGGCAGATTGCCTTTCTGCCCTCCACTGCGGTACTGCCGTCTAAAACTGCTGCCACCGTGCGCAATCACAGTGACCTGCTGGAACTTCGGCAGCGTAGTTTGTCCAAATGTCCCCTCTGGGACACATCGTTGAGAGGTGCGAGGGGTCCTATACCCAACCGGAATTGCACCGGGGCATCAAGGGCAAGTACCAGTTGCCGGAGATGAGCTGCTTTTACAGGCCGCAGCTTATATATTCTTGGAGCGAGGACGCATCACCCGAAACGCTCCCCGCCATGGTGCAGACGGCAGGATTTGAACCTGCGCATACCTCCTGGTGCGGTGCTCTGCCTACTGAGCTACGTCTGCATACCCCCGGCATCCGCCGGGGTCAGGAGGAAAGAAAGGATGGATGGAAAGAATGAGGATACGGATATAACCCCGCACCCTCATTCTGACACATATTTTTCTGCGCTTGCCCCGAATTGGGGGCAAAGACCAATTTTTTTTGCGATACTATAAAGGTTTACTCTCTCGTTCGCCCTCGTCCCATGCAAGCTCATCCAAGCTGACGTGGTAATGATTTGCTATCAGCTTCAACTGGCTGAGAGCCGGTTCGTTTTCCCCGGTTTCGTACTTCCGTAGCGTATCATGCCCGATCCCAATCAGCTCCGCTTTCACTCTCATGCTTTTAGCAGGCCGCTCAGATTCCCTTAATTTCCGCAGCCGTTCCGGGAAGGTACTCACATAACCACCTCACATAGCCGGAAATTCTCTACCACAGGGCCTCCCGCCGTTTCTGTCCGCACACTGACAAATCGGCCCTTTGGGTGGATGTAAATTACCTCTCCGCGCCGGAACGGATACATCTGCTCATACGTCGGGTGCTGCCGCTCCAGCTGGGACGGTATGGACTTGAATCTGGCCCGAATCACCTGTCCAATTTTCATGATTCCTCCATTTCCAGCAGCTTCACCAGATCCCAGAACTTCCGCGCATCCAGCCCGGTTTCCGTCTTGATCTTCCCAAGCCGGTAGATCACGCTGTTGTGGTGGATGTCCATCTCCTTCGCGGTTTTCACGCAATTCATATCATTCTTGGCATAGATGCGCAGGAGCGATATATCCTCTTTCTGCATAGCTACCTCCCGTATTTGATCTTTTTCAGATCCTTGTATCTGTCCGGGAAGGGAATCAACTCCGCCTTCCCGTTGATGATCTGCGCCAGAACACGATCCATGTGCTCCTGCATGACGTCAGCCGCCGGATCCTTGCAGTTTAAGGCGGGTCTGTATTCCCGCTGGGTCTCCATCCACGCATGCGTGACGCGCATGATGCGGTCATAGCCCCAGCCTTCCGTCTGGTGGAGGGTCATCTGCATGGTGTCGATCATGTACTGGGAGATCAGCCGCTGGGCGGCTTCCACCTTGGCCTGGGCGAATTGCTCGGCGTACCGCTGTATCCCGGATGTCTTACCCATCGTTACGCCTCTCTTTCACGGTTTAACATCCACATTGGGCAGCAGCTCCGTGTGGAAATACATCTGGTAATGATACGGGTCTGTGTGGGTGCCCGTGATGTCCTCCACCACGTACAGCGTGTAGGCGTTGAGGTAGATGTAATTTTTCTTGTAGCTGTCCGGGCCGGTCTTGACGGTGACCACCAGCTCATTGGTGTCGTTGTTGGAAATGCTCAGATAGCCCTCGCACTCCAGGATCACGTTGTCCGTGCGGGCATTGTAGACCGTCACCCGGCGCTCACACTCGAAGTAATCAGCCTGCTTACTCATGTTGTGGTTGACCTTATCTGCCTCGGAGCAGCCTACCAGCAGGGCCAGCAGAAGCGCCGACAGTGCCAGCAGGGCATAAATCTTAAACTTTTTCATGGTTGTTTTCCTTTCGTTCACCATAGCTGCAAAACGTTGTTTCCAGATTCCGCAAAGTGCAGTCCCAGACTTTGCAATAATCAACACTTCCCCCATTGCAAGGCACTTCGACCCCTCCTCTGTACTTACAATCCTTGCATCGTGTAATACGTTTCGCTCTTCTCCGCAACTTATTACTTACGGATACCCAAACCAACGCAGCGGCATATATCGCCAAGCCGAGAACAACTGATACCAGCACAGCACCGCCGACGATCATAAACACTGCACCAATGTTCATCATCACGTTATCTACCATTCACAATCCCCCCGTCCATCATCGCCCCGCAATTGGGGCAGTAATCCGACAACAATTCCAGCCCATTTACAAGCACTTGCGCCGCATCGTGGCAAACAGAGCACTCGTGCCTGTCTGGTGACGGAACAAAATTTCCTGCTTTTTCCCACGAAATTCACCGCCCATGCACCACCGGGGCCACGTCGGCGGCTGGCAGGGCCTCAATATACTGCGACGGCTCAAGCCCTTTTGCCCACGCGTGCTTTGCGGCCTCAATCGCCGCGCTGCGCTCAATGTATTCAGCCATTGTCAGAAGTCCTCCTCACATACGCCACGCAGTTCTCAGGGTCATTCCCACAAAGACATGGCGCATATACGCACGAATCACAAATTGTAAACATCTCAGTTAGTGTCATTGTCAGCCCTCCTGTACTGATTTTCCAAGTATGCGTCCAAATTACCCACGAACCCGGTGCAAAGGTAGATGCTGTGTTCCACCTTCCCGCTGTGCTTGCAGTCAAAGCAGTTCAGCCCGTTGTTGCACTGCTTTTCGCAAAACTGGCACATGCAGTTGCGATTATCAAACGGGCACGGTTTTAAGTCATCCATCCTTCATCGCCTCCAATGCTTTCTCCGCCTCCTCGCGGGTCAGAAATACGGTCTTGCCAACGTCTGCGCCATCATTACGCAGACGATACGCGCAGAACCCGTCCGGCTTACGATTGCACGTTGACATACACAGATTATCCTCATCCGTGCAAACAGTTCTGATGTCCGGGGCCTCAAGCTCCATTTCTCGCGGCACATTGTCACGGCCGGTCACCCATAGCGTATCTCCAACCTTGCACGGCAGCGCCACCAGCCGCCCGTCCTTGTCGGCCTCGACCAGTTTCTCCAACCGGTCAAGATCGCAGTTTCGGCACAGATAGCGAATCTGCTCTGCGGCTTCGTGATCCATGTCGATTTCCTCCGGTGTCAGATCCGTGTCCTCGTAGGCGGCAAGGCGCTCAACGCCTCCCTGGTTGAATCCACCACGTTTTTTCATCATCGGGAATCCGTCTTTATCGCGGTATGTCAATCGCTCCATCACATTTCCTCCATTCTGAGCCTCGCTCACGGCTTTCCCTCCCATGGTGTCTCAAGCCATTTTTTGATTTCCTTCCAGGTTCCGGGCATAGTTGAAATGCCAGCAATGTGTTTCATTTCTGCATCGCTCCGAAATTTGGAAAAGAGGCCGATCAATTCATTGTCCGTCATGCTCCGGATCCGATCGGCGATGGTAACGGGCCACGTGCGATACGGGCACTTTTCGATTGCGGCGCAGTTTTCAAAGTCATAGCCCATCTGCATGGGGCAGTTTTCACCGGTGCACTTTTTCATCACTTACCCTCCCTTTCAGTTTGATTCCATTCCGCCTGTTCCACTCTGCCCCGGCTGCCCGTGCCTTTTCCAGTTCTGCCTGCGCCTTTTTGACAACATCCAGCGGTATGTCCATCAAACGGCACCCCTCATAGGGCTTTAGCAGGTCAAAATAGGCATCATAGTGCTGTTTTTCCTCGTCAATCAATTTTCGACACCTTTCGTGGTGGGCGTCATTGCGCTGCATTTCAATCCGCCCAAGTGCACGATCCAAATAATATTCGTTTGCCCCAAACGCCAGCATTTCTACCACTTGCAGCAGTTCCGCCTTCGTCAGATCACTTGGTTTCAGCATTTTTCCACCTCCAGCGGCTCCGGTCTTTTTAGCTCAAACTGACTATATGGCATAACACACAGTTTCTTGGAATCGCAGTCAGCCATGCCGCTTACGATGCCCTTGCAATGAGCGCAATACTGGCACATCCACGTCTTTCCGGCTTTTCTGACATCCGCAATTATCGAAATAACATAGTTGCGTTCAAGCATCAGTTGTCTATTCTGCCCCCGCAGTTTCTCAATTTCTTTCGCCTGCGCATCAATGATGCTGCACTCATACGCTGACGGCACCCACTGCGTAGGGAAGTCCGAGCTGTCCACCTGCGGGATCATGTCTTTCCATCCGCTGTCACCTGTCAGCGCCTCTACGATGTGATCAGTTTTCATAATTCTACCTCCTCCACCTGCAGCCGTTGCAGGCCCCCTCATGGGCCAGCGTGTAATTTCCGCATTTCAGGCACAGTTCGTTCCGCAGTGCGTCAATCTCTTTCGCCTGCGCTTCAATCCGGTCGGCTGCGGCAAGCCCCACCGCGTCAACATCGCAGGAGGGCCACTCCGTCAAATTGACTTTTCCCGCCAGATTTTCTGGGACCGGCTCAGTCTTGTAAAACGGGCATTTCTTACAGTCGCCCATTGGCCCGCCTGCTGTTGAAACGCATCTCAAGGCATTTACGAGTTCTTGATCTCTCAAAATGGTAGCTCTCCTTCCTCATCCTCCGCGAGCCAGAATGCCTTTCTACACTCAGAGCAAGTTTGCGCAGCGCAGTTAATGCCTGTATCTGAGAACACTTCCATCGGGCAAGCATGGAGGAACCCGTCTATTGTAATTTGCGCGCCGGGGTAATGCTTTAGAAACTCGCTCTGGCGGGTTTTGACGGGGTGCTCTGCGGCCCACTGCTCCACAATGGCAACGGCCTCCTCCGGGTGGTTTTTTTGCCAGGTACTGCAACCTCCATTAACGCGATGGACTTCCCTAAACTCACATTTACGGCACTCAGCGTTGCACATTCTCCGCAATGTTTTTAAAAACTCCACAGCATCCATCATTCTGCCTCCTCAATTTCCACGCGGATCGTATCTCCGCTCCAAAATTTGTGTTCCACGGCGCGGAACCACTCAGGGTTGTCGTCCGGCAGTATGTAGCCCTTCATCGCGTCCACAAAGGCTTTGCCCAGCGCACCGTGATTGTCGATGTCCAGATTGTCATTCCAGAAAAATGTCACCTTGACGGGGTGATCTACCAGACGTTTTGTAACCCCTGCTTTTCGCATTGCCCAGTGGGCAAGCTCGTGCAGCTCTTCCGCATCCTTCTTCCGCTGCGACCAGTGCTTACCGGCGTAATACGCATTCAGGCCAAACCGCTTGTTCCACGCTGCTTTACCGCGCTTTGTTGCCGGATAGGGGATCTCAAATGCAATCACAGGTGGATCCCGCTTCGGCTCAAATCCGCTTTTTTTCTCGCACTTGCACAGGTAACATTTGTCTGAATGTCTGTTTGCACAATGGACGCATGCAAAGGCAAACGTATAAACCCCCATCGGGTAAAGAACGGGTTCGGTAGATTCAACCTTCATCGCTTTTCTTCCTTTCCGTCAACAATGATCTGCACCACCCGGACGCGGCCCAGAGGCTCCAGCAGCATGGCTACCGCCTCCTTGGTGCCCTGCGTGTCCTCGCCGTAAATATCAACCACGATCCGCATCATCACACATACCCCCAAGCGTCCTCGCATTTGGTCGTGCCCTTCCGCTGCCACCGCTCCCAGTTCTCCGCATTTCGGCAAGCCGCTTTCCAGTCTTTCATGGGGGCCTTGCCAACCATCCAGCCCTTTGAGGCGTAATAATCGATAAACCCCTGCGGGTCTACCGGCGAATGGCGTTCAGCCACATAGGACTGAACCTCTGCGAGCGTGGGGGGAGTGAAGCGCTTCGCGCGTATAACACTCTTGTCCTCTGTCTTTTGTCTTTTGTCTTCTGTCTTTTGTCTTATGTCTTTAGTAGCCTTTTGTTCGCTTTCGGTCGCTTCATTTCGCTTTTGTTCGCTTTCATTCGCTTTATTACCACGCCCACCAAGCGAACCGTTTTTAGAATTTACTTCCGCTTTCTGGTTGTCCCGGTCGATGATTGCCCGGAAAACGGGAAACAGCACCGCTTCCCGTCCGGACAATTCCGGGAAAGTACCAGACCGGGCGTATTCCAGAATCGCTACAAACAAGCGTCCGCGCTCAGCGTCTTCCAGCGCTGCCGTCTGCTCGATCCAATCGTAATAAGCCTTAACGTAGCACTTCCCCATACGTCACCTCAGAAGGGAAGATCCCCATCATCCTCGATCTCGCTGAAACCGCCCTGCGGTTCGCTCTGCGCCGTGTCCCCGCCGTCCCGCTTGGAATCGCCGAAGTACACGCTGTCGGCCACGATCTCGGCGCTGCGGCGTTTATTGCCCTCCTTGTCCGTCCAGCCACGGAGCTGCAAGCGGCCCTCCACTACGGCCATGCGGCCCTTGGAGAAGTACTTGCTCACAAATTCGGCGGTGTTGCGCCAGGCCACCACATCAATGAAATCCGTTTCCTTCTCGCCGGACTGGGACTTGAAATCCCGGTCAACCGCCACGGTGAAGGATGCCACCGCCGTGCCGCTGTTGGTGCGGCGCAATTCAGGATCGCGGGTCATCCGGCCCATCACAATAATTCTGTTCAGCATGAAATAGCTCCCTTTCTGTAAATCATGTCCTCCCGGTTCCAATCCGGGTAAAATGCTTTCATGTACGCCACCAGCCGCACATAGATGCGCTCGCGGTCTCGTAATGGCCCCTCGTCAAACAGGCGGTGGCAGCGGGGGCAGAGAGTTGCGATGTTCTGCTCGATCCCTCTGCCGCCCTGCGAACGCCGTACCACATGGGCCACCGGCGCGCCTGCGGGAGACCCGCAGATCACGCACTGGTGATTGTCCCGCGCCCATACAACAACCTTCACGGATTGCGGAATGGACGTCGCCTTTGTCATTTTGTGCATCCCCATTCCTCCATCATCCCCGCCAGCTTGTCCGGAGGCAGGGTCTCAATACCTTGCTCCACACAGTCCTGCACCGCCATATCGATCAAATGTGACATTTGCCGGGTGTTGTAGGTGCTGGAGCCGTAATACAAAATCACGTTGGTGCAGCCGGGGATCCTGCTTGCCATGGTATCCGTCTGCCAGCCAAGCCCATTGTGTTCCCACCCGTTCCGCAGCTTTTCCACGGCTGAATCGATCACGCAGACCATTTCATGATTGCCGCCGATCTCCCGAATGTATCTCCGGTAAATATCCGTCTTGGGAATCCGCAGCTTTTCAGCCAGCCGGTCAACCAGAACCCAGAAGTACGCATTCGCGTCGAGGCTCCGCTTCTCCCGGTGTTCTTTGATCTCCACGTCATAGACTTGACCCTCTTTCAGTGCGTCAAGCACCTGTCGCGCCTTGTTGGTCTGGACGCACAACCAATCACCGGTGGCATCCATCGTCCAGCGGAACGCCTTGGTGTTAACCAGTTGCATAAAATTCCTCCATGCTGGGCCAATGCCCTGTCCGCAAGCATCTTGCCAAATACCGAAGCCTTGGCAAATACGCGTCTCTCACCCAACACTCATCATACTGGACTTCATGGCTGGATAATCGCCGGGTGTCCACTGCCAAAAAGTAATTCTGCATTTCGGCCTCAGTCAAACGGTATGCCACAATGTTGCATCGCTTCCGATGTCTCCAAAAACCGTAGCCGCTGGCAAACATTTCAACCTGGCATTGTTGCCAATATGCTTTGCTGACCTTAAATACCGGTTTCCCGTAGGTTTTTACCTCAATGATCGTATCCGGAAACTCGCCGTCATAATTTACCCGCAGCCGATATCGCCGTATGCGAATCTGCTTGTCCATAGTTCTTACGCCAATTGCTGACAAGATGCGATGCTCATATGCCGTTCCGGCCTGCATGGCGGGCGTCGTAAAGTGTTCTTTACGAATCCCTATTTTTTGCAGCCACCAGCGGCGGAATGTTTCCGTGTCCCACCGACCCATGATGATTGCTGTGTCTGATGCCCCAAACCATCCGCTCCGGTCATGGTTGTGGATCATAGCCGCATCACAGCCTTTTCCAGCTTATCAATCGTTGCGAAATATCCAAGCATTGTGCCTAACTGTTTTTCGTTGATATTCAATGCGTGCAGCAGATCTTTGTGGTCAAGACCCCGCTGCTCTTTTGCCGTAATGAGCCGTTCCAGTCTCTCCTTGATGGCCCAGATGCTATGACGGCTCAAATCATCCTCGCCGTCATCCGCATCGGATTCCGCCCATAAGTCAAATCCAAGACCGGTTCTGATGGCAACGCCCTTCACAAATGCTCTGGCAAGGGCATTGTTGATCCGCAGCTGGTTCAGAGTGTCAGTGTAAACCACCAGGGATCCATTCAGCAGCGGCGTATCGTATACAAATTCCAAATCATCAATGTGGATCAACACCCGCACAAACCAGCATTCCGTATCGCGCCCTTTGCTGGTGGACACTTTTGCTTGGGGCCAAAGATAAGTGTGAGTGGTTGGGCACTCCACCGGCGCATACCACACATCATTTGCTCCGTTTTCGTGCAGCAGCTTCACACATTTGCCCCAACTCAAATACGGGACTTTGATTGTCTTGCCGTTTTCGTCTTTGGCATCCCGCGTATCGCATTGTGGACGCACATCGATTTTAATTAACTCGTTAAATGATTTCAGTGCCATTTTCTTTCCTCCTATATCTCGCAAACCGCACAGTCTCGCCATAGCGGTTCTTCTGTGTGACCGTCTCCACGTCCAGCGCCACGCCGTCCCGCCGCAAGTCAGAGACCCGCGCCGTGAAATTGGCGATGCCGCACTCGCTCATGGCCTCGGCCCGTGTGATACTGCCGTGTTCATCCAGATACTTCAAGATCCGCTCACACTGGTTCATATCAGCCCTCCGGGATGTCGATAATTGCGATCCCCATGGCCCGTGCCACGGCTTCCGGATCGCTGTCAACCTCATCCTTGAGCCAATCCTTCGCGCACTCCGGGCAGTAGCACTCGCCGTTGATCAAAAACCCCGGAGCCACATCGTCAAACGCATTGGGGTTCATGACGATGGAACATCTCGCGCACACTGGATAAATTTTCATTTCCACGCATCCCCTCTCTTCCACGCCTTCGTGGCGTTGGATTGCTGGGCGTAACCCGCTGTGATCGCGCCGCAGGTGGCACATCGTACATAGTGCTTAAACGGCGCGTCCGTGGACTGCACACGCTCACCGCTGTCCATCCCGCACACCGGGCAGAGATCCAGCGGATGGCGCTCATGCCGGTTCTTTCTGTTCATCGCGCGCTCACCACCATGTACGCAATGGTGATCAGCAGCAGGGCCAGAAAACTCATAAAGCCCATCCATGCGGAGGCGTCCGCCTTCCGCTGCTCTCTGGTGCGCCGGTCATGCTTTCTCATGCGGATTCCCTCCTTCGATGAAATCTACAACCTTGAATACCCAAGTGGCCGCATACGCCACGCCCAGGATCATAAAAAACAGGTTCCAGCTCATTGTTTGATGTCCCCCTCTTTGGTGTAAACACCGTCAAACTCAAGGCCATGCTCCCTCGACCAGATCTTGCCGAACTCCGTCATGATCTTCACCGGGTCAGGCGGAGACACCCAGATCACCCGGTATTCGATTTTTCGTTTCTTCGCCATTGCCTTTTCCTTTCCCCTGTGCTAAAATAGCCACAGGATACATATCTGAGCCTAAGATTTGTTCCGCCGCCCTGCCCGGTCTGCAACACCGGACGGGGCATTTTTTATTCCACACGCCAGATTTCGTAGATGGTAACGCCATGCGACGCCATCTCTGCCGCAAATTTTACGGCCTGCGCCTCGGAAGTGAAACCATCGCTTGCGCCGCGCTGTCCCACGATACCGTTGTCATGGCAAATTGCCCAGTTCTCATTCATGTGCTTCACCTTTTTATCCTCCTGTTATTAAACATTTCCTCTGCTATCCATGGCAGATCTGTGACGCCGCACTGCCGAGCTTATCTATTCCATTCCTTTGCTGCTCTTAGCGATACGTAACTTCGCTATTCCCTCGCCATTCTCATCTAAGCATTTCCTACGCTTTTCTTTGCGTTTCTCTACGGTTCTCTGCGGTTCTCTTCCTTGGCTTTGCGGTGAGTTGCTCCTCTGTGCGTTGCCTTTGCATAGCAAATCACTGCATTTCCGTTGCTACGTCGAGCATTGCTGTGCTACGCCATTCCGCTGCGATTCTGTACCGTTCTGAACCATTCCATTGCATTGCCTTGCGCATCTGTGCATTGCCTTTGCTATGTTGTTCTCCGCTTTGCCGTTGCATTGCTGAACGATTCGCGGCCCTGCCATTCCGTCGCGTTACTGGATCTCATCCCAGACAAATCGGCCTTTTCCACTGTTGCGCCACTGACCGATGCCTGAGAACCGGCCATAATCCAGCCATTCCCGGACGGCTTTCTCGTGATCGTCGCAGAGGCAGATCACCCGGAACTCGCAAGTAGCGCCTGCGGGGATTTCCTCACTCATGGCAAGGCTGACGCGCTCGCCCTGCGCCGTCTGCGCTCTCAGGGGGCGCTGGCACTCACCAACGGGGCCGTCAAACTCCAGCGGGATCACGCGAGGCTCCGGGAAGATCAGCTTATCGATTTCCTTCTTGTAGGCCTTGATCTTCTCACTGGCCGTGCCCTTGACCTTGCGGAGACCGCCGCAGGTGTCCTTGAAAAAGCCCTTGATCTGGTAGTCATACAGGAACGGGGTGCCGTCCTCCATCCGGGGGAACACCGTCATGGCCTTTTCCGCCACGGCATCAGCTCCCAGCGCGGCAACTTCGTCCTCAACGCTTAAAGCATCCGGGGATTTGGAACCGATAAACTCCCGATATACGTCTGGGTTTGCAGGGCTTGTGCCAAGAATGGGTTCCGTAAATGTGATCCGTACCTTAATTTCTTTCATTCCTTTTTCCTCCTGTTATTACTCACTGCTGGATTCGAACAGTTCGTCCACCGTCACGCCGTACATCCTCGCCAGCTTCTTGTGGTACTTCCGTGCCGGTCGCCAGTCGCCCAGCTCCCAATGCGTCACACAGGACAAGTCCACATTCAGTTTCTTTGCTACCTGTGCACGGGTCAGGTTGGAACGTTCTCGAAGTTCCTTCAATGCCAAGTCATGTGCCCTCCTTTCGGTGTGAGAAATCATTGACTGCGGCAGAAATATGTGGTATGGTAAGCATGGGAGTTAAACTACGCGCCAAATGGCGTACTCTGTTGCAGAGGGGTATTCCATTTAGCAAACGAGTTCGCTTCCAACCGCCCCGAAGTTTGTTGCAGAGACTTCGGGGCGGTTTTTTATCTCTGCCGCAGTCAATACCCGCCGAAACCTCATGAATGTGAGAAATCACGCTTGACACGGCCCGGAAAGCGTATTACAATGAAATCGCCAAAAGACATTGCAAGAGCCGCTTTTATGGGGGCTGGTTTTCGTGTACCCTTTTCCGGTGGGCTTAGGTATATGATACCTCACAATATTTAACTTTGCAATAGCGATTCCTAAATTTTTTTAACTTTGGCAAATGTGACAAATCTGAGGTTTATTTATGGACATTGTGTTGGAGCGCATATTGAGCCTTATTCCAAAGGACCCAGATGGGAAATATGTGCATGGCGCAAAAACGAAATTTGCAAAGAAGATTGGGTACAACGATGGTGCAATCGTTGCTATGTGGGAGAACGGAAGCAGCATTTCGTACAATAAAAAGCTGTACCAGATAGCTGACCAATACCACGTATCCGTTGAATGGCTCCAGGGCAAAACGGAAGATAAGAGCATAAAAGAAACCCCCGCCACAGAGGGCGAGGGCTTGAGCGCAGCGCGGCAAAAACTATATGACGCTATTGCGAATTTGACCGATGAACAATGCACCAAACTTTTAGGTGTCGTGGAATGGGCAAAGGAAAACAAGTGACGTATGGAAAAGACCGCTTATAAAATTTTGAAAAAGCTATATAATTCTGAATCAATAAGTATAGACGAAATAAACCAGCTGACTAAAAAAGACGATTCCAAACCGATTGAACCTAACCAGCCCAACAAGTATGTTACTTATCTCAAAATGGATGAGATGGTAACGATATTTGATGAGGGTGGAACCGCAGACGGTGCGGGAGGAAGCGTTGATGCAACAGAATTTGTTCGCATCACTTTAGCCGGTCGGGATTATATCGAGAAACAGTGGAAAGAGCTTTTTATGTTCTGGATTCCTTACGCTATTACGACTGCCATTGCTGTAGCAGCGCTTCTCGGATAGATTCAACCTTTTCTGCTGTTAGCTCGCTCGGTTCATACTCTTTGCAAGGATTATCTTTCCCGCATCCAAGGATATAATATCCATTCCTAATGGTGTACCGTCCTACAACATACTTGCATCCAGCGCAAGCAAGGCTTTTGCACTGTGGGAGAGCAGCCTTATCAATAATGGCAGAGCGGCGCGTCTTCTCTTGCTCTGCCGCAAGTTGTTCTTTGAGTTTGCGGTTTTCTTCCCGCAGATCATTTAATTCTCTTCTTGCAATAAACATTCCAACCTCCATAAAACATATTCCACCTGACTGTCAGTAAGTGATAGCACCTCAGATTTTAGGCGCTCTCTAATAAGAATAGCATGGTTTTCTTCTTCGCATAACATTTTGTGTCCCTCCAAATAATTATAGTAACGGGGCTATATGTCGATTATTGCACTTTGTGCAGTCGAAAATATAAGAAAATGGAGAGTTGAAATGAAAAAGTTTTTGCTTATTGCGCTGTCTTCGGTTCTTGCCCTCGGCATGTTAACCGCCTGCGGGGAAACGAATCAGGCCGAGCCAGAAAACGAGCCGGTAACTCCACCCGATCTCGTTGGAGAGTGGAAGCAGACAAACAGCAATGCAGATGACGCATGGCAGGCCGCTACCATTGCCGGAGATGCCATTGAGGTGTATTGGGTATCTGATAACGGAGAAACCAAAGCCCTCTATTGGGCCGGTTCTTTCGATGCCCCTACCACGGCGGATGAGCCGTACACCTGGGAATCGGAAAATGATAAAGATCAGACCGATATGGCAATTCTCGCCAGCGGCGATGACACGAAGACGTTTACCTATCAGGACGGCGTAATCAGTTACGAAGTGTCTGCCATGGGAGTTACGCAGACCGTAAAACTTGAGAAGCAATAAGTAACTAAAGGCCCCGCCGCCCTCTGCAACAAACGGCGGGGCCTTTTTGCAGCCAGCGGGGAGCGACCGCCGCTGCTTGATTTGACCTTATCACGCTTTACCTTACTACTTCAATACCAAGACTTTGCAACATGACAGCATTCGACAGGCCCACTTTTGGCAAACTTATTGCTCAAAAACCGAAGAAATTAAGGTGATGTAAATGAACATCCAAGAAGTGTGCAGAATCCGTAAAGAAGAATTGAAACTGACCTATCAGGACATTTCCGATATTTCCGGCGTTCCGTTGTCCACTGTTCAGAACTATTTTTCTAAATTGTCGAAAGCTCCATCTTTTTATACCGTTGTTGCAATCTGTAAAGCTCTTGGCATTTCGATCGATAAGACGTGTGAAATCATAGAACACTTAACGCCGACTGAGGAAACCTTACAAGCGCGGAATGATGAGTTGGAACGCCATGTTGACGCGAAAGCGGACATGATTGAGATCATGCGGCGCGGTGTCCGTATCCGCAACAACGTGATTGCTATAATGTTTGTCATTATCGTTCTGCTGGCTGTATGGTGCTTGTACATTGATTGGAGGGGGATTTGATGAGAGCGGCACTATATATCCGCGTATCTACGGAAGAACAGGCACGGAACGGCCTGTCATTGGGGGATCAGCGGGAATCCTTGTTGGCGTATGCCGCAGACAACGGTATGGAGGTTGTCGGCGTATACGAGGATGCTGGAATATCCGCAAGAAAACCATACAAGCGGCGACCAGCACTTCTGCGTTTATTGGCAGATTGCAAAGATGGGAAGATCGACACGATTCTATTTGTCAAGCTGGACCGTTGGTTCCGCAGTGTAGCTGGATACTACGCCGTGCAGGAAGAATTAGACCGCTGCCACGTCACATGGCAGGCCACGCGGGAAGATTACGAAACTCGCACGGCATCCGGGCGGCTAAAGGTGAATATCATGCTGTCGGTAGCGCAGGACGAAGCTGACCGCACCAGCGAGCGAATCAAGGCCATTAACGAAGGCAAGCGATTGAAGGGCCAGCCTACCACATGGAGAACACCCATCGGTATCTGCGTGAAAGACCGGCACTACGCCATTGATGAAGAAACCGCAGATGCGGCGCGAGATATGTTCCCTGCCTTTATACGGCTGCAAAGCATCCTTGCCTTAAGGCGGTATATGGCAACGGAGTGGGGGATCAAGCGCTCGTACAACAAATACAAGGATGCTTTGTCGAATCGATTGTACTTAGGCGAGGCGTTCGGCGTGGAAAACGTATTGCCCTCGCTTGTCGATCAAGAAACCTTTAACCTTGCCGAAAGAATCCTGGAACAGCGAAGCCAGCGGAACGCCAGTGCGGACCGGATATATTTGTTTACCGGGATTCTCCGCTGCCGGGAGTGTGGGAGAAACATGCAGCCGGAGACTGTAAAGAAAGTATACAAGTACTACCGATGCAGAACGCACACACTTGACCCAGCCGACTGTCCGCACATTCTCAGAATCCGAGAAGATGTGCTGGAGGATTACCTTTTGCGGGAATTTGAGGGGATCGCAAAAAAGTATTACTCCAAATCAAAAACCGCAGAAAAAAAGCCGCCCAAAACGGCGGAGCAAATCAAGCGGAAAATGCAAAAACTAAAAGACCTGTATCTTTCGGATTTGATTGAAATCGAAGAATACAAAAAGGACTACACGGAATTGAAACAGCAGCTTGCGGCAATAAACCCCGAGCCTATAAAAGAATTTGATCTTGAAACCTTACGGCGGGAATTGAAGGAATATCCTGATTTAGACCGGCAGGCAAAAAAGGAATTTTGGGTACGCACGATCCAGCGCATCGACGCAGACAATGACGGTGCGTTTTTTGTAACGCCCAGTTAGTTTTATTTTCATGTCACAACGCCTACGTCAAAATATAACTAACCCCCCGGCATTTGCCGAGGGGGTTAAGTTTAGCTTTCCAATTTCCGCATGACGCTATTGTAAACCCGCTCATTGACCACTTTCAAGCTGTCCATCAGCTCGTCCATGACCTCCCACGCACGGGCTGGGTCAACGTTGGACACTGCCCGGAGGAATTCGCTGTCAGGTGCGGGAGCCGCAGAATACGCCTCGATCATGCGAGATTCCCTCACCGGCGCCCGGTTCTGGTTTTGGATGGTATACAGCGCCGCCAGCTTTTCGTAGTTTGACCAACTGGATTCTTCCGTCTCTAACCGCTTGATCCATAGCGCCACTTCTCGATCGTCAATCATTGGGGCCTACCCCCTTATTCCTCCATCATGTCCATTGCACGGCGCAGGGCATCCTTGATGCGGTCATCGTCGGTCTCGCGCATCATATCGTTGATCTGGCTGCGCAGATGCTCAGTTGCGTCCGTGCGGCTGTAATGACCTCGGACGTAATGCCGACGGGCATAGGAGCTGCCACGGCTGTAGCCGCGCATATCATCGTCCAGATAGCGCCCGGAATATCCACGCTCGTCCATCGCCTCGATCTTGTCGATGTTTTTGATGGTATCCGTCAGCTTGTGGGCAATGTCCAGATCCCCGGTGCCCAGCTCGCCCTTGCGGATCAGCTCGTCAAGTTCCTTGCAGAGCATATCCCGCAGTTCATACATAGATTTCATTCCCATTGTGTTCTCCTTTCTCAGCAAACTCTGGTAATGATAAGGTTCGCGTTGCTCACGTCAATGTCCTCGCCACTAACGTTGCGGATGGACAGCGACGCGCAGCAGCCCTTTGTAACGTCAACGTACTCGGACGCCGCCACGTTAAAAAATGCCCCCGCAACCGTGGGCGTCACCGTCGCAACGGAGGACGGGAGCGGCTCACCGTCAACCGCAATGGCAATGGAGATGGGACCGGGTGTCCCGCCGGTGCTTACGGCAATATTGCCGATAAAGTCCACCTTGTAGCGGACGCGGCACTGGGAGCAGTTACCACGGAGGTTAAACAGGCCGGAGCCTGCGCGGTGCGTCACAAGGCCCTTAGTGCAGGGAATCGGTGCTTCCGTAAAAAGCACGTTCTGGTTTGCCGCTACGGTCTGTGCGGCAATGGCAGTGTATTCAGGCATAGAAATCTCCTTTCATAAAATCAGCGGCAGGGCTACTGCCCCGCCGCTTTGTCATCAGTATCGGCACGGGGCCGAACATTTTGTTGGCGTCAACAAAACATTGCCAACAAAAAGCTACGCTATGCAGTTGTCAGCAGCCGCATCCGGCAAACTGGTTGCAGCAATAGGGGTTCTGCACCGTGTAGGCCGGAATGGGAGAAGGCCGGAGCTGGGACACCAGATAGCTGTTCTGTGCCGCCTGAGATGCGGCCAGCTTCAAGCCCTGGTTCTCGCTCTGGAGATCCTGCAGCTTGCTCTGGGTCAGGAAATCCAAAATGGCGCGGCTGTTGCTGTTGGCATTGTCGATAATGTCCCGGGTGGCGTTCTGCACCGTGTTCCGGGTATCGCACGCCTGCGCGGCCATGTCATAGCGCACGCCCTCGATGCTGCGCTGGGTGTTGCAGCAGCACTCAGCGGCCTGCATCTGCATGGCAGTCAACTGCTGCATGAGAGCCGCCTGCTGGTTACTGCGGGAAAGCTCAGCCTGCCCAAAGCCGTTTGCCATCGCCATGTTGGTGCCGTTGATAAGCTGCGCCTGCTGGTAAAATCCGTCGCAAAGACCCTGATTTACACTGTCGATCTTGCGCTCGACATTGGCAAAATCAGAGGTCAGGACATAACCGTCCATCACGCCGTTGCCGCCGCCACCGAAACCGAAGCCGTTACCCCAGCCGCCGAACGCAGCGAAAATGAGGAACAGCACGATCCACCATGCGCCATCGCCGCCCCAGCCGAAGCCGTTACCGTTTCCGGTGTTGGCAGGAGCCACAGGCATAGTCAGCATGGTGCCGTCAGAGGAAAGAGACATAGTATCACTCCTTTTGAAAAAATATTTATATCAAACCGTGGCCACGATTTTGATTACTTGAAAAGCCCCTGAAATTGGTTTGCCATTGACTGTATCTTGTTCAACTGATCTTGTGAGATTTTGCCGCTTTGCAGCATCTTCTCCACTTCCGCTTTTGGGTCGCCTTTAAAACTTGCCTTGAACTGCTTGAACTGCTGTAAAAGCTGAGGAAAGCCGCTCATCGACCCCGGCATCTGTCCGCCACCTAACGCATTGAAAAACGGATTGTTACTCATCGTCCTCTTCCTCCTCTACCTTGCGCTTCTTCTTGCCCTTCAATTCGCCCACAAGCGCCGCTAGTGCGTCGAATTCTTTTCTGGTGACACAAACTCCACGCCCTTTTCCTGCGTGGCTGTACGGGGCGTTTCTGTGCGTTCTACGAGGTCATAAATCGTGAGGGACGGTTTACCGCTGGCATCCGCCTTCTTGAGGTACACCGTAGGCGCGGAGCTGTCCCACAAAGCCACGGCGGCATTGGGTGCAATCATCCAGTTCCGGGCCTCCTGTTCGCCGCTGACCCACTGCACACCGCTCTGCGCCACCGGATTCTGAGGGGGCTGTGGTGCCATCATTGGAGGCATCTGCTGTTGACGGAGTTGTGCCAGATTATCCGGCATGGGCTGTGCATAATAAGGGTTTTGCCATCCGTAAGGTGTGTAAGCCATTTTAGTCATCCTCCTTGACCCAGTAATACAAGATGTTCTCGTTGCTGCTGTCCCAGCTGTCCCAGATCATGCCGTCGCAGACGCAGACCACATGGCCGGACAGAGCCAGAATATAGGTGCCTTTTGGGTGATCCTCCGCAAATTGGCCCACCGTGTAGCAGTCTGGGCAGGTGTCCGGCACGATGTACCGCCGATATCCGATGCTGCGGAGATACCGCCCCCAACAGGCGTTTGCCGACGGCATATCCCCGTCCAGATACCCTTGGATACAGAGCCGCAAATAAATTTCGCCCCAATCCATCCCGGTAGCCTTGACGATTGCCCGCACGGTGCAGTCCCCTACATTTTTCCCGCAGGGGTTGGGGTTGAAATGGTTATACATACTCCCTCCGGTCATCGTATAAAAGCTCAATCATGCGCACACAGCGTTCCAGCTCCGCTGGATCGGTCTGCGCTATGATCTCTCGCGCCAACTCCGCCGGATACCCGCAGGCCAAAAGCCGCTCGTACATTGTGTGCGCCTCCTTTACACGTATATGATACAAAAAATCCGGACAGCCAAACTGCCCGGAAACTGCCTGTATTCTGCCCTCAAACTGCCATAAAAATATTTTGAGAAATTCGGTTTAACCTATTGTATATTATAGGTACAGTAAAGGAAAGGGGTACGCGAAAATGTGGAAGGAAGGTAGCATCAAGGTCAACGGCGAGAGTTTTCACTACTGGATGAAGCAATACGATGAAGGTTCTAAATGGGGAATTGATGGAGGTCGCATTTCCAAGCTGATGCTCAAGCGGAACGGCGAAATTGTTTGCAACTATGACAGAGGTTGGGACATAGAACCCGCCGACGAGAACACCCGTATTGCCACGGAGCATCTGATCCGCAGCGACAAAGGAGAATGAAAATGAAAACCATCTACATCAAGATTTCCGGCTATGATACTTTTTACAAGGCCGTTTTTTCCGTGCGTAAATCCAACAAGGGAAACCGCATCGCCCATCTGGAAGAAAAAACCGAGATTTCCAAAGCCGCATATTACAAGATCCCTGCCGAAAATCGCGCGATTTTTAGCGGTGACATTAACCGGGACATCCACGAAATCGGGAACACTGCGCTGCTGGATCTGATCGAAGCACAGGAGGGGGCCTGAATGCCGGATAGCGAAGCGAAACGCCAGTGGATGTCGCAAAACACCACCTTCATCGGGCTAAAGCTCAACAACAACACCGATGCCGACATCCTCGCCGCGCTGGAAGGCAAGGCCCGCCAGACGGAGATCAAGCGGCTCATCAGAAAAGGTCTGGAGGTGGAGCGGAATGACGCGTGAGCGAACAAAGCGGATGCCTGACGGGAAGATCTATCACTATATCATGTCAGATGCCGCCGTTGAGAAAGAGGACCAGGCGAAAAAGCGGTGGCGTGCTGAGAACTATACCAGACTAACGGCTGACATCCCTAAAGAAATGATGCAGCAGATCTCCGATGCCGCCGCCAGCAGAAGAATTTCTAAGCGTCAATTCATTATCGAAGCGCTCGAAAATGAGCTGGAAAGATAGAGGAAAGCCGTGTCCGAATCGGACACGGCTTTCCTCATCCCTGCATATCATCCGCGATCTTGGCGTAGGCACGCCGCCGGATCTTGGCAAGGCCGTCCACGCTGACGTGGAGCAACGCCGCCGCCTGTAGACAGCTCTGGCCGTGGACGTCCACCGCCAGCACCGCCGTCTCCTCGTCAGGCGGCAAGCCTACCAGCCGGACGGCCTGCGCCGCCCGGGCCGGGGCCATGGATGACAACAGCGCCCGGATCTCTCGGTTTGTTTTTTCCATGGGTTTTCCAGACTTGCAGAGCGCGTTCCCGCGTGGATGTTGCCATCTTCTGGCCCTCCTTTCAGATGTTTAGCTCGTCCAGTCGGAGCGTTTCTCCCGCACGTCGATGTGGGTAAAGCCCTTCTTGGCGTAGATGCCTACGCCGCCCCAGTCCGGCATCAGCTGTCGGGCGAAGGTCGCCACCGTCTCCGGTTTCTGGCCGCTGACGGAAATATCCGCCGCCATGCCATAGCAGTGCTGGCTGTGGGCCGCACCGTTCACCTTGGCATTGTACTGCGGCGTTCTGTACCCGCTGTGGATGACCACCGGAGCGTCGAAGTGGGCGCGGATGGTTTCCAACACCATCACCAGCCGGGGAGCCACCAAAACAGCGTCAGACCCGTCTCCACACGCAAACTCCCGCACCTTAAAATGGGCGGAGAGCTGCTTGCCCCCGGAGGCGGCTTTGCTGTAAGCGTTGATCTCAACCATGGCTCAGCACCTCTCGCAGCCGGCACAAGATGCCCGCCAAGTCCTTCCGGGTCATAGACTGATTGATTGCCAGCATGTCCGCCCCCGTGTAGACGCCGGAGGTTTTGCACCACTCCAGCGCCGCCGCGTCTTCATCCAAAGGCTCGCTGCCACGCTCCCAGAACAGCAGCAGCGTGGGTACCTTCCGGCTGCTGATCACCTTCCCGTTGGGGAAAATGCCCTGCGTGGAGCCGCCGCCGTCCAGCATGAGGGCATCCACCACGCCCAGCCCCAGCAGCTTGTTTTGAAGCTGCTCACGGGTCAGGCTGGTCTTGTCGCACCAAAGGCACACCTTGCCGTTGGGCATCCAGCCCACCGCCGTCCGGGCAGCAGGCCGGGCCACGTCGGCGGTCAGGCCCCGGTACAGCTTGGAGCCGCCCTTGAGGATTGGGACGCCGGAGAGGAAACTGTCACGGCGGTCCGTGCTCATAAGGGGCAGGCCGTTGTCACCGATGCTGACACCAAAATCGTTGTACTTATCCCGGCTGATGACTTTGCCGTCGATCACCGTCCAGCCAACCGGCTGAAATCTGCCGTTGAACAGATAACCGTTGATGATGTGGGTGCAGCCGGTTTTGGCTTTGATCTGGGCCGGGGTCAGCTTGCCGGTGTTGTGGTAGATCTGCGCACGGGCGCAGTCAAACGTATCAACCATTGATTCTCACGGCCTTGGTGGCGTGGCCGTCCTCGTCAAAGGTAATGCGGTAATGGCCTTCCGGGACCCAGACCTCCTCCTCGGTGTTGGCCTTGGCAGGGTCACGCCGCATGTAGTCATGCAGGTGCTTGACGTCCTCTGCAGGCGCACCGGGTCGGAAGCCCTCGGCCATTTCCGCCTCGGTCCAGTTGGCCACGCCGCCGTCAGGATTCAGGTGAAAGTTGGCCCCCGCCTCCTTCAGCTCCGCGTTGATAGCCTCCACGGGCGCGCCCTGCTTCTTGCCCTCGTTGATGATGTTCTCGTAGATCTTTTCCATGGTATGTACCCCTTTCAAATTTACGGTTGATTTTTCAACCGGTTTCAACTGTTCTTGTCTTCCGCCACCCGCTGGGTGCCGAAATAGAATGCGATGACCGTGGTGAAGATGGTCAAAAACTCCGTCCCGGAAATGTCACCCCGCAGGGCCAGCACCGCGAAGATCACCGTCAGGGTGATGGTCACCAGCGATTTCACCGCAAGCAGATTGCCCAGCCGTTTTTTGATGTTCTCCATGTTTTTCTCCTTTCATTCTTTCCGGATCGGCAGCTCGCCGACCTCGGACATGATAATTTTCAGGTGTCCGTTGCCGCCAAGGGATTTGTACGCCTGGTGCATCTCGTCCAGCGTTTCCCTATCCGACAGGCTGACGCTGCCGTCTAAGATGTACTTCTGGCCCAGATAGCGCACCCGGTCGATCAGCAGCACCTTCAGCGCGTCCACGATGGCGTCCCGCTTGTCATCCTTGGTCCACTTCCGCTGGAGGATCGCGAGGATGATGGCGGTCATGCCGGAGCCGGTGGCGGCAGTTAATACAATTTGTAGAATTTCCATTCTACACCCCCTTAAAAAGTTGCAGTTTTTAGGGTAATTCCGACTTGCTTTCGTGCAGTTAAAATTCCGGCCATTGTCTCTCGCACAAAGGGCAAACCCACCGCCCCTCCGGCACAATGGCTCCGCATATCACGCAATAGTCCATGGTCAGTCGGTGGTCTTGGTGTATTTAAGCGTCGCATCAACACCATTTGTGTATTCTTTGATTCGAGCTAAGGCGTTAGAGCCAAGCTCAAATTTTATAACAGACGAATTTAACATATACTGAGCCGACCATGCAGTTGAATCAAAGTACGACCACGGGAGTATCCTGATCCAATCAGCTCTGCAATACACGCGTGCATCTACTAGGCGGTCCAGATGATCGATTCCATGGCTATACGATGGAAGCTGATTTTCAAAAGCGGATACTGGAATATTAAAGGTCTTTGTGTACACCGGCTTTCCGAGATACCGCTCCGTGGTGCGGTACTCAGTGCCAAGCGTCATGGGCGGGTTGATCCATTCGACGGGCTGCCAATTCCCGTTATCCTTCAGCATTCGCCACAATCCGTTGGTAGTGCCTCTCGGGTCGGGCGAAAGGCCGATCAGTGATGCGCTCGTCCCCAATATTTTTGATAGAACGGCAACGATATTCCCGGCCCCAGAATATTGGCCCGTTGAAACTGGGCCACGTGTATAAATAAGTTGCGATGTTCCGTCGGGCATATCGGCAAGCAACATATCAAGCTTGCCACAGTATGTTTCATAGGTGTCTTTGGCATCGGATGCAAGCACATCTTTCATCGCTTCACCCCACCCAAACCCGCCGGGGACGGAGTTGATATTTTTCCGCGCCTGCGCCTTCTGTGCATCGCTGAGCGTCTGCGGCGTGTAGAGCACCGCACCCTGTACGGTGTCCGCGCCGATGTTCGTCCGGGCCTGCGCCTTCTGCTCGTCTGTGAGGTTCTGGGCCGCATCGTAGCGGACGAAGTTGCTGGAGCCGCCAACGGGGCCTTCCGGGCCTTGCTTCCCCTCCGGCCCCTGCTTTCCCTCAGGGCCTTGGATGCCCTGCTTGCCCTGCGGGCCTTGCAGGTTGCCGTTGGCCACCCACTGGCCGTGGACGGAATCCCAGATGTAGATGTTGTACGGAGGTGCGGTACCCACGCCGTACACGTCACCGGCCTTGGGATTGGGGACGGCTGCCTTGAGGGCGTCTAGCGTATCAAAGTAGCCCAGAATGTCGAAGCTGGACCCGGCCTCGCCGGGATCGCCCTGGTCGCCCTTTTTGCCGGGAGGGCCAATGGGGCCTTTGATGGACGTCAGGGTGTTGAGGGTGAAGGCGTACACCCAGTTGGCCGTGCCCTTGAGGTACACCTTGCCGTAGTCCGCGGAGGCCGTGATGTCCGGCAGAATCAGGACGAACTGGCCGCGCTGGACGTCGGTGCCGGTGAAGTCCTGGTTCATCTCGGTCACGCTCTTGTACTCCTTTGTAATGCCGATAGGCACACCGGCGGACGCCAGCCGCGCGTCGATCTCCTCGCCGGAGTAGGCGGATGTGTAGTAGTCTTGGATCCTGGAAAAAATTTCCTCCAAGACTGCAACTCTCTGTTCAAGCGTCATTGAAATCACCTCACACGATGAAAAGTTTGTTCAGGCGGTCAAAGAACAGCCCGCCGCCCTTCTGTACCAGCGGCCCTGCTTTGGCTTGCCCGAATTTGCGGTAGTACAAAATAACACAGCCGTCCGCGCTTGGGCCGCCCGGGCCGCCTAAACCGCCGGACCCGGGAGTGCCGGGGGTAATGGTGCCGTTTCCGTTCTTCACGGCAATGCCGCCGGAGCCTGCGCCGCCGCCTCCGTAGCCGCCACGTCCGCCCCTGCCGTACCGCTTCGGCTTGGAGGGGGTGAGCGTGGCCGTCATGCCGTCCGCACCGGAGCCGCCGGTCACATCAACGGTTGTCTCGCCCGGCAGGCCGCGTCCGGAGGATCCGGCTTTGCCGTTGGCTCCCGCCGCCGGGCCGCCGCCCAGACCGGAGCTGTACCAGCCGTAACTGCGCGGAGTGCCTGTTGATGCGATTCTGGTCATGCTGACTTTCCCCTCGCTGCCAGCCACAGGGCCGGGGGTAAATGCGTTCCCGTCCTCGTCATAAGCAATCGTGCCATTGACGTATTTCTGAACGCTATCATCTGTGTACTCACTCACAGCCGGATCGCGGCCAGCACCGTTTCCACCAGGGAGGCCGTCCTCGCCGATGCCGCCGAACTGCTCTCCGGTGATGGGATCCGTGAAGCCAAAATCGGGAGCAGACGCGCCCGCCGTAGTCATGCCGTGGAACAACGTATCCGTGCCGTCTGTACCGGGGAGATCGTCCGGGCTGAATTCGGCGCCCTTGCCGCTTTTTCCGCAGGCATAGGCAAGGCTTTTCAGCTGGGACACGTCGAGATCGCCCTCTACGATTCTGCCGCCCATGCCGCCCTTGCCGCCGGGACCGCCCTTGCCACCCAGCGCCAACGCGTAGCCGTCTACCCGATCCTCAAAAACCGGGTTTGTCCACGAGAACTTAGGCCCCGATTGGGTATCTTCGCCCTTTTCGCCGCAGCGACCGCCCTGCCCGGCGGAGATCATCACATAGTGGATCGTTGTGGTGCCCTCCGGGATTTGGAACTCGCCGGAGCCGGTGAGGACTACCCGCTCGTCCAGATACTCCGCCGCCTCCGGCTGCGCCGGGGTGAAGCCCACCAGTGCCTCCATGCTGCTTTTAAGCGTCGCGCTCATGGTGGTGTCAAGAGACTGGATGCAAGCGGAAACCATTTTTTTGTCATACGGATGATATACGCTTACAACGTGGCCCGGTTTCTCGTGCCCGCTTACAATGTCATTGGTGATAGTTTCGCGGCATCGGTAATAGTCCGCAAGACGCTTCGCCACGGCGTAGGAATTCACCAGAGATACCAGCGTGGCGTCTGTAACTGATTTGATGTTTTCCACAGCGCCAGCCGTCACAGGCTGCGTGATTAAGCGGGTGTTGTGGATATACGCCTTGCCAGTCAGTGCGCCAGCGCCAGCGGAGATCTTGGCGTAGTTCGCACCGCTTTCCAAGATTGTGAAGCCAGTCGCGGAGAGGGAGTGCATCGGCTCGGAGAATGTGATGATATCGCCATTCTGCGCCGTGCCGGAGAATAGCTCCTTTGCTTCCGTTCCCGCAACGTATTGATGCTCCGTTACCGTCACAGCAGAGATGGGGTCGCTATAAACAACCTTTCCACCGCTCAAATACATTCTGTTGCCTTGAATCACAGACGCCGTTCCATCCCACAGGGAATCAATGTGCAAAACGCCGTTTAGGTCGGTTGTCAAATATGCGCCAATTGCAAAAAGCACTTGCGCCAGGTTGTCCCTTGCGCTTTTGCCTTGCCCGTTTGTTTTCGGCTGGCAATACGGGAGCCAGCCGTATAGTTTAACGTTTGCAAAAACGCTCTTGACCACAACCGGAACCGCACCGCAAATATCGGAAATTACCTCAGAAACGGTTTGCCCTGTATAAATGCCGCCTTTATGCGGGATCGTTGCCAATAAACCGACCGCAGACCACGCTACAATTTTATATGCGGTTGCGCCCGTCCGCTCAATCGACCGTAAATAGTAAGTCTGCATTGATGCGTTAGAATCGTTTTCCCAGAAACGAATAGCGTCATTCTTCTGAAATGACATAATCGAAGGATCGTCGCATCGCACAACAACTGTCAGTGTATCGGCAGAAATACTCTCACAGCTTAATGACTGCTCTCGTGTGGGCGCAGCTTTTTCTGTTCGGGAAGAATCAAACATCCAATTTTTGTAGGTGATCTTCATATCATTTCTCCGTAAACGCAAGCACCATGCCCGTCCAATATTCTGCAGCGTTCGTTCCGGTTCCTCTGTCAACGCCCTCCGGAGGATCGCACGTCATGTTTGCCGTGCGATAACCTCCGCTTTGGGTGTCGAAAAAATATACGCTCAGATTTCCACTGTACAGTTGCTCAAGCAATGTGTTCAGCTGTGTTTCCGTTAGAGGCATACATGTACAGGTAATAACTGCCTTGATTGCAAGCACATCCTCCGTAAAACTGCCATCCAGCATATACCCCTCGTTTGGCCCTTTGATTTTTTTGTGTCCCACTTTGTAGCCAACCGGCGTAAAGTAGGATGTAAAATCAATGCCGTTGATTTTGATCGTTTTACTCATGCGCCGCTCCTTAATGCCTCCGCTGCGTTGTACGGCACCATTTTTCGCGCCAATACCGCGCCGTCAAGTTCGGTTGTCAAATTGATTACAATACTTCCCACACCGCTGGCCGCCAATGCACCAACACCGGATGCAATAGAGTTCCCAATCGCCGCGACGCCGGAGGCTCCAAAATCGACCGATGCCGTTCCAAAGTCCATGCCAGATGCAATGCTGCGCTTGATATTGCCGTATTCGTTATCCCAGCCCTCGCCCAAGCCAAGCGCCATGTTCTCGCCGATCCCGGCGAAGACGCGGGACGGTGAGTGAATACCGAGAACGCCTTTTACGCCATCCACAATGCCGTCGAAAAAGCCCTTTACCATGCCTGTTAGCCAATCGCCCATTCTCTTGATGCCTTCCCAGATTCCTTTGACAAGGGCTATTCCGATTTCGATGGCGGCTTCGCCGATATAGCCTATGGACTGGATAAACGCGGATGCAAGGTTTTTAATGATCTTTGGAGCCTCGTCTAAGAGCGTCGGTAGGTTATCGACTAGGCCCTCGACAAGCGCAACAATGAACATCGTGCTGGCTTCGACAAGAGCAACAAGGTTGTCTGGAGATGTTAAAATCTCAACTAAGGCGGGAATCGCACTTGCAAAAGCGGCCATTATTTCTGGCAGTTTTTCGGCCACGCCCTGAATCACTTGAGCCGTGATTTGCAAGAGAGCTTCGAGGAATGTCGGTGCTATATCCACAAAAGACTGGATAATTGTTGGTACAACATCAATCAACGATTGCACAATGCTTGGTAGAGCCGCAATAAGTCCATTTATAAGTTCTGTTGCAGCCGCAACAAGAGGCGGAAGAACAGTGCTCACAAAACTGGGCAACTGAGCTGTTATGACCGGTGCAAGCTTGACGATCAAATCGCCAAATCCAGTAAGGATCTTCTCAACGCGCGGGATAATGTTTTCTGTTGCCTTGCTGACAGAATAGGTGAAGTTTTCAATCAGCTGGTCAAGGTCTGCGTTATCATCAGCAATCCCGGTTACAAGGTTTGACCAAGCGGATTTCATCATGTTAACGCTGCCTTCGATAGTGCTTGCCGCTTCCTCCGCCGTTGTCCCGGTGATCCCCATTTGATCTTGGATCACATGGATTGCTTCAATCATCTTGTCGAAAGAAACGCTATTGACTGTGTCCGCTGTGACCTCGACGGTATCGCCCAACACCCCTGAATCGTTGATGAGCCGCGCCATTTCTGTCGCCGTGCCACCATAACCGAGTTTGAGGTTATCCAGCATGGTATAGTTTTGCTTTGCGAAACCTTGATAGGCGTTCTGGATCATCTCCATACTTGTGCCCATCTTGTTCGCGTTATCCGCCATGTCAATGACAGCCTGGTTTGCTACCTCCGCCGCCTTTTCTGTGTCACCGCCAAGGCCCTGCAACAGCGACGCCGAAAATGACGTAACTGTGTCCATATACTCATTAGCGGAAAGTCCTGCGGTTTCATACGCGCGGTTTGCGTATTCTATGACTTGATCGGCAGAGTTTTTAAACAGCGTCTCTACTCCTCCGACAAGCTGCTCGTATTCTGCGTATCCCTCAATGGATTTTTTTGTCAATATGGAGATGCCGGTTGCAGCCGCCGTTAAAGCAGCTGCACCAGCCTTCGCCGCCGTTGCAAGCCCGCCTTTTAGTTTGCTTGCCAGTGCATTTGCCTTTTTGCCTGCTTCTGAAAAGCCGCTGTCAACGCCGCTGTCATCTACGCTGATTTTTACAAAAAGGTCTAATAAATTCACGCTTTCACCACACTTTCTTGGTGATTTTTAAGAAATCGCCCGTGACATTTTGATAAATAAGGCGTATACTTTCATTGAAGGAGGGTTTTGCCATGATTAACTTTAACAACAATTCCGCATGGGACTTAAAGCCCATCAATGTCTCCGAGGTGCGCGATGAGGTCAACGGTCTTCTGATTGAGGGCGAGAGCGTCGCCTGCGCTTTCAAAACGGTTCGTGACCAACTGATTTTTACCAACAAGCGCATCATTTCCGTAGACGTGCAGGGCATCACCGGAAAACGGAAATCATTCAGTTCTATGCCCTATTCCAAAATTCAGTTTTTCAGCATCCAGACCCCAGGCTTTGCCGAGCTGATCCCGGACAGTGAATTGGTCCTGACCTTCTCCAATGGCTTTGTGGCTAAATTTGAATTTAAGGGTCAGACAGACATTGGCGAGATCGGCAGAATGATTTCTGAATACGTCCTCAAATAACCGCCTCTCACGCCTCCCCACCCAGGGAGGCGTGTTTTACCGTCAATCCGCACCGGGAAACCACATCCGCCGTAATCTCCGCACAAGACCGTTTATCCCGCTTCTCCGGTATGACGGCATCTGCATACCTGCCCTTCATGTAGCTGCCTCCGACATACCGCGCCGTATTTTCCGCCGCGATCTTTAGCGCATCCGTCACATATACCCGGAACGTCTCGTCCTTTGTTCGCTCAGCCAGACGCGCCCAGCAATATCTTGTAAACGCTCTTACTTTTTGCGGTCCCCGGTATTCCCCTGCGCAGAGCCAGAGGTTCTCTCGCTCTGCGCCGAGATAAAAAGCTCTCCAAACGCCTCATCTGTCAAAAGTTCTGTTGCGTCCCGCATCAGTTTTGCGAGATTCAACGTTCCTTTGTAGGCATCTGCGCTCACGCCCTCAATAGAGGCAAGGATAGCGATGATGTCGCCCTTGTGGCCCTTGAGCAGTGCAGGGAGCGCTTTACGCGCCCGCTGCATTGCAAACTCTTTCGCCGTCATTCCCTCTGGGATCTTTTCACGCCGAAACATGGCGGATGCCTTTTCGTCCTCTGCAATGTTGGCAATGGGGTCAATGATATCTGCGATAACATCAAACACCCGCTCGCCATGAATGTCGGAAAGTTTCATATCAGCCCTCCGCCGTACCGGCCTTAATGTAGATCTCAAAGGGGACCGTGTCCTGTGCCGCCATGGAGTAGTGAGCGGTATACTCAAATGCAAACTGCCCCTTTGCCTTGTCGCTGGTCTGCAGCTGGAAGCCGCCGGTGGACAGTGCATTCATCAGGTGAATGGCGATGAAGCCGCCATTTTTATCGCCGTTCTTGTCGGAGTAGTCGCCCACCAGCCAGATGTCGGCAAAGTCAGCATCCGACAGATCGTTCCGAGGCGTTACCTTCCCATCGCTGGTACTCACATCGGCAGCACCGCAAAGGCTCTTTGCGATCTTGGTGTCTGCGTTGATAAACGTACCCGTCATCTTCGCCTCCCAGGAATCCAGCCGTTTCAGCTCCTTCATGTTTTTGGGACAGTTGTCAATGTCCTCGCCAAAGTCCGAATAGGTCGGCGTTGCGGTAAAATTTACGCCGCCGGTAGTCGCGCCGATCTGTCCCGCCTCTCCGATGGTTCCGGTTGCCGGGGTAAAATCGGTGGTCAGAATACCGGCGTTGATCTGCAATTTCTGAAATGCGTCGGAAGGAATTTTTGTAAATTTCATAGTTTCGTCCTTTCATCAGTTTTGCGACAGATATTCCACAGTGATGTTGAGATACCGCCGCTTGATGTTTTTATTGCTTTCGTCCGCGATGTTCTGGCACCACGGGGAGCCGCGCTTGATCCACATTGCCCCTCCGTCATATGGCACGAACGCGCCGCCCATGCCGATGGCGTCAGAGATTTCCTGTGCCTTGGCGTTGGGGATTGCCTCGCTTTCCGTGTAATACCAGAGATTCACTGTCAGAGCAATTTCTCCGCTTTCCCATGACCCTGTGATAAGCTCATAGGTCAGCCACGGGAAAACCGCGTCCTCCGACACGTTGGAAGTCGGATACGCTGTGAGGAATTGAGAAAGCCACGCATGGAGCGCCTTATCCTTTGTCATTTCGGCAGCTCCTTTCGCTCCGCGGTGAAGAATTTCAGAGCCTTAATGATTGCGCCCGCAGACCTCGGCGCGGCCTTTTCCTCGGGATTTGAGGTCACGCGATAGGTAATCCCCGTTTCCGTATCGCGGAAATAATCGTTGTACTCGATGGGAACGCTCTGATTGACCAGTGCGGAATATACCGAGGTAACGCCGTCCTTTTCCGCTTTTCGCGCCTCCATCGATGTGTCAAGAGACTGGTAATTGAGGAACTCCGCTCCCTCTTCCCACGCGGTGATGTAGCCGCCCGCGCCATCAGGCGTGCGCTTTTTCTCCATCAAAATGCACTTGTGGGCAAAATCGTCCAGTAAACTCACGGTTCCACCCCCTTGAGCTTGCGCCAGTCATTTAACCGGCTTTTAAAAGCGCCCTGCCAGCCCGTCCCAGCGCTCGTGTCGGCATTCCCGACGCTCGCCTTGGTGTAACTGTACCCGCCGAAGCTTTCGCTCGTGTATGGGCTTAAAACGGCTTCACCGTTCTTTTCTTCCCACGCGGCGATATCTTCGGCAAGCACAACCACAGCCTTTGACACCGCCAGCGCCCACACCGTCCCGGTAAAGGTTTCATCCGTCAGGTCAGCCGCCGGATATTGATGCAGACCGTCATTAAACACAGAGCCGCAGATGCGGAAATATTGATTGGTCAGGAGAAAGGGCAGCGCAATGCTGCCGTTCTCCACGGTGAACGTGCCCTCGTGAATGTCCACAAGGAACCAGTTGTTCAAATGCCGTAAGACCTGTTCAAGCATCACGCCGCCCCCTTATTTAGCCCGCAGCAGCCGCAGCAACGGTAGCCACGGCAATGCCGTCCAGATACTCAGCCCACAGCTTCATGCCCATGATGGCGTACATATCGCCGGTGGCGCGGCTGTAATCGCCGTCGACGTGAACTCCGATCAGGTTGGTCTCGCCCTTCACGGTGTAGTTCAGGCCCAGCTTGGCAAAGTCGCTGTCGCTGGGGTCCACATAGTACAGGTCGATGTTCTCCACGGGCAGAGCGATCACCTTCTTGGAGGCAATGTACTTCTCAGGCAGCAGGAACAGAGTGCGGTAGCCCATGAAGTTCTCCACGTAGTTGATGCCGAACATGGTCTGCACGGTGATCTCCTTGTCGCCCAGGTAATCGTAAGCGTCGATGATGTTGGCGAAGCCCACCACCTCGGTCACGTCCTTATCCAGACCGGCAAACTTGGCCAGCACCTTGCCCTTAGCCATGGCCAAAGCGCGCTGCCACGTCTTCTCGGTCACCTTCAAAGTGCCGGTACCGAGGAAGGTATAGAAGTCGGTCAGGACCTTGTTCTGCAGGGCCACGAGGAAAGCCTCATCGGTCTTCTCCACGGCAACGTCAGCGCCGTACTTTGCCACGCTCTCGATCGTCACGCTCTTGGCATACTTGGAAATGTCGATGTCGCCGTAGGCAACAGGCTCCACCTTCATCTTGGTGAAGGGGATCTCGTCACCCTCAGCCACAGTGCCGCCCTTGAGACCGCCGTCCACGCTGGCCTTGTAGGAAACCAGCTTCGTGCCGGGGGCCTTGCGGATGGGACGCATAATGCCCATGATGTTGCGCAGTGCGTCCCAGTTATCAGCGAAGCGGGACACGAAATCCACCTCACGGGCAGAAGTGGTAAACTGGGCAGAAGTTGTTACGTTAGTTTTCGCAGCCATAAATAGCTCCTTTCAAAAAATCAGTTGTTTTCGCTTGCCATCAGATCGGCAAGCGCTTTCTGGCGCTCCGCCGTAGACATCACATAGCGGCCCTTATCGTCCTTCTTATAGATGTCCTCGCGGGTCTTCGCGCCACCGGTGTTCGCCGGGGGATTGGCAGGATTCGCACCGTGCGTCTGCGTGGTGGAGACAAGCCCCTTGTAGGTGCCGTTTACGAGTGCATCAAGGCTCTTAGTGTCCTTGATCTTCTCGCCGTCCAGCTCCAATGCGGCCATTTCTTCGCCGCAGCCACGCATGGCAAGGTCCAAATTTGCGCCGGTGATGTTTTTGCTCTCAAAGTAAGCGCGCACGGCCTTTTCCTTTGCCGCCTTGCTTTCCTTTGCCGTGACGTCGGATTTGTAAGTTTCAAAGGCCGAGTGTTCCTTCTCGTACTTTTCCTTATAGCCGCCGTCACCCGCTGCCTTGAGGTCGTCCAATTCCTTCTGGACGCTGGGCAGCTTCTCCGCGTCCGCCTTGTACTTCGTGAGATCGTCCTTGAGGGGGTCAACCACGCCCAGATGCAGCGCAACCAAGCGATTTTCGATCTCTTCGGTGCAAGCCTCGCCGAGAATATTCCTGATTTCCGCTCTCGTAAATTTCGCCATGTTATTCGTTCTCCTTTTCCTTGGCCCCAATTCTTCGGGGGGCGAACGTTGTATAAAAACCGCTGTACCTTGCGGGTTTTACCTAAAACAAAAGAGCCACCCACCGAGAAAAACTCGGTAGCTGGCTCCTATTGCCCTTTCCCGCGCCCTATTACGCGGGAGTTGAATATTTGATTGTTTTCTTGACCTCTAAAACGATGTACCCGTCGCCTTTTCGGCGTATTTCAGCATCGTTTCCGCGCTTCAAAATTGCATCGATTGCCTTTTTGACTTCTTCCCAGTTCAATACAGCACCTTCATTCTTTCCCGCTGCTCCGGCAGTCCTGCCGCCACGCTGAACGCTTTGTATTTCGCGTTTAACCGCCGCAGCCTTATGTTTACCGCAGTCTCATCTTCATGCAATCCTGCGGCCTTGTAAGCAGCTTTTTCGCGCTTTAGTTTGCGTGCCTCGCGCTCAACGCGCCGCTGCATCTGCGTTGCTTCGTATGCAGTGTATTTCTTTCCGTCAAAATCGCATCCGAGATCATCATCAATATGGGCAAGCTGTTCGTCTGTGTATGTGCGTTCGCTTACGCCCTCAACCCAAACGTTGCGGCGATGCCGACAGTTAGCCCCCTCAAGTCCATCAACAGCCCCAAGACCGCACACATCGTAAATGCTCGGGTAGATGTCCCCTGCGCGAATACTGTATACCTTGCCTTGCCAGTCCTTATGGCTTGACCACGGTGACGGCCCAGGCTTATCTCTCGCGCCAGCATGGGCGGAAACCTCAAAATACGGAGTTTCGAGATACTGCGCCGACTGCTCCGTATATTTAGCGCAAATTTGATTTACGCCAGTCATCACGGCCCTGCGCGCCGCCACATCGATCTGATCTCGATGCCCGCTCTCATAGTCAACGACCTTCAAGCCGCTGTCTGCAAGCTGCTTTACTGCCGTCTTAATGGCTTGATTATAGTTGATCGCGCCGCTCTGCACCTGCATCACCGCATTATCAAGCGCCCATTGGTACGATTTGGCAGGGGGCAGCATTGTGCGCCCAGCGTCCACTAAAAAGCCCATTGAGCGCGTTATGTTGCGCATTGTTTGCTTCGTCTGCTCGTATATTGCCCAAGTATCCTCTACGCTTACCAGCGTTTCCGGCTGTGTGATGTGCGCAAGGGCGATAAGCTCGGTGTAATACTTCTGGTTGCGCTCCACCACATCGTCAAGCAGCTCATTCAACTTCGTTTCGCTGATACCGGAAGTTTTGCGGATTGCCTTCTCAATCTCTTTCAGATCGATACCATGCGCCCGTAGCGCCCGAATATCCTGCACCGTTACCTCGTTCAGCTCATCTGCAGCTTTAAGTCGGGAGCAGATTTCTTCCAGCAGCGTGATTTCAAGCGCACGGAACAGTTCTGCCAGTTCTTCCGGCAACGCGTCAAGCAAGGCGGGGCTAAAAGGGTAAGGACGCATGCGCCGTCACCTCACTCAATCTCCTCTTCCGGCTCTTTTGTCATGTCCTGCATTTTCGGCAAAGCCGCCTTTGCGGTCGCCTCGTCCTCGTTAAACCAGCGCATACGAGCTTCCCAATCATTCATAATACCGTCAGAAAGCATCCGTTCCTCTTTGTTAAACTCGGCGTCTTTGTCCTCAATGATGCTGTCATCAAAGTCAATGGAGATTTCAACTTCCTCATCAAGTCCTGCGTCCATATAGCGATTGCCCATGCGAAGCAAAATGCGACACAGCCCCGTAATCGCTTGCTCGAGGATAATTTCATGCTTCCTAATCGTGCGGAACATGGTGCTATTCTCGCTAATGACCTGTGTGGCCGTGGCAATGCTTGTCTGATCGAATTTGTAATGATTCTCGCCAAAGCCGCATTTGCTCGACAATATGTTGAGCATATCTTGCATACCGGTGTTAAACTCTGCTGTGCGCAGCGTCATATCGACCTGTTGCAAAATGTTTCCATCAGATGCGCGATCTTCCGGGAGAACGTAGTAAACCGTTTCGCGCTTATCAAAGACCGGCCTACCGTTGATGTCCTTGGTTGCTTCCGGCTGTACCACGATGCGCTTTTTCCCCAGCACAAACTCATTCACATAACTATCGTATGTAATATCAACGCTTTTGAGCTGGTCGATGGCGGAAGCGAACACTGCAACGCCCATAGGGTTATCTTCATCAGAGTTCGCAATGTTCAGACGGTCAATGACAAACTGCGGCTTGGCGCTTCCTGTGTGGACAACAGGGGGAATTGCTTCAAATCCTCTCACGCTGGTTAATGGGACTTCCTCCGCATCGTACAGGTGGTTTTCAATGTCGTATTCGCCACCGTTCAGCCGATGCACCTGAATGTAGATGTATTCCGTATCATCAACTCGTTTTGTCCATGCAAAAGCGCACTCACGAATAATGCCATTGTCCCACGTCAACGGGTAGATGTTTGCAGCGGTTACATAGTTGATATGAATTCTTCCGGGGTTAGCGATCTCTGCTGTATCAGGGTCAACGCTCATATCCTCCATGATTGGAACATAAGCAACTGTACCAACAGCGGATTTCCGCTCCTGCAATTCATTGGATTTGACTTCCCAGTTATTATCGGCAAGAATCGCATCTGCAAATTCCTGCTCCTTCTTGCCCTCAAGCGTGATATTCACGCGCTCGTTCATCAGCAGGTTCGCCCAGTCCTCGCAGACTTTCTTGCCCATGTTGACGGAATATCTGTGGCATTCCAGTTCTTCGATGCCATTCCACACCGTATAACTGTGGAAGTCTTTTACATCGCCGTCATACCATGATTTCCATACATCGATCAGGTCGTAGAATTTGCTATTGATCGTGTCAAAGCCCAATTCTTTAAGTGCTCTGCGAATGTTCACTGTTTCACCGTCCTCATGTGCCCTGCGCGCTCCAATTCCTTGTAGTACGGCTCAATGCTGTACTCAAATGCGTCAAGGCTGTCAATATCAGATGTTCCATCGTCAAGGCGCTCGTCCTCGAACTTGTCAGGATCATAAATTGCAGTTTGCAGTGCATCAATCAAGTGCGGACAGCTGCGCGAAACCTTAAAACGCCCCTGCTTCATCAGCAGCACCACGAGCCTGATTCTATCTGTAATTTGCAGTTTCATTGCGTTCTTGACCTGCGTGCCGAGGTGCATCTTCTGCGCGGTATGATCTAATCCACGAATTAGCACCGTTTCCGCGCTATCTGCTCGCGTCTGGCTGTATCCGTACTTTGCCGTAACCATTTGGCAGAACGTGGCAAAGCGCCTATTCAATGCGTCAGGGTCAACCTCTTCGTTCTTGATGTATTCCTCTTCCAGTGCGACCACACGATAATCTTTTGTAATCCCGGTCGCCTGAAACTTTGTCGCAGACTTTGTCCCGCCGAAGTCAACACCAATGGAAATAACAGAGAATTTCGTTTCCTGTTCTTCCGCCCATTTCAAAGGGTCATCAATCAAATACTTTTCGGTGTTGTTGGCAAAGTCTTTGTAGACAACGCCCTCCGCCGCTACCCAAAGGCCGCGCACATACCGGTCATAGAAAATGCCAGCATACATGTTTTTGTAGCGCGCAAGCGTCTTCTCACTCAAACCGGGGTTGTCAGCCATTTCGAAGTGAAGATATAGTGTGTTCCGTTCGCGGTGTCGCTTAATCCACTCCTGATAGAACCAGTGATGCGGGCTGCCGGGGTTACAAGAGAACCACAGTTTTGCACCGTCCACAGAACATCGTGCAAGCGACTGTTCCACGAACGAGCGCGGCATTAGCACCACCTCGTCCAGCAGCACACCCGCCAGCGTGCGGCCTTGAATCAGCGTATAGCTGGCCTCATCCTTTCCGCCGAACACCTCAAAGTAATTCGTCACGGCGCCGCGCCGCACTTCCATCACCTTGTCACCACGCCGCCAGCGAATGATATAGCGCTCTTTGGCAAGGCTCATCGCCGTAAACGGCACGATGATGTTCTTGGTACAGCTATCCACTGTGCGGCCACACACACCGAAGCGCTGACCGCTGAAATTCTCCATCGCCCAGCGGACGAACGCCCACATCATAATAGAGGTCTTGCCGGAACGCACCGCGCCGTCACAGATCAGCGCGTCATACTTGGAATATGGGAAAGCAAGGATTTTTGCTTGTTTTGGGCTAATCATCACTCTCCAACCCTTCTGCCATTTCACGCAGACTCACGCTCAAAGCATCCTCCTGTGCGTTATCAGTCGGCATACCCAGCTCAACAATATCGCGCTGCCCAAGGTACTGTTTCCCCAGCCAAATAGCCATATTCGCGTTCTTTTCAGCCAATCGCCACTGACTTCTCCGCAGTGAAATTTTCCCCGCTCCTCGCTTTTGCTTAAATACCTCGGAAAAACTGGCATGATAGGTGCGTTTACACCAACTATCCAATGTTTTATCGGTCACATCAAACCAGCCGCAGATTTCCTCAAGCGTGCATTGCAGGCCGCAGAGGT